GAATCCTTTTCAGGTGCATACTGAGGACCTAGTGTGTGCTTAGTTACTGGTCCGCCTTACTACACGTTCTGCGTGGTTTTGTGAAGACATGGCGATAAAAACTACTTTTCCCTCGGCTAGGTTACTCTCCCTAGCGTGCGGTTGTCGGACTGACCATTATCAATAGTCCGAGCGTCTAGCCCCCGCTTCGTGGTCGTTCGAGTAACGTTAAACTTGGGCTTGGCATCCCACCGATTGCACCTGCTTATGCCGTGCATTAGGCGAAGAGGCCGGACCCGGGGAGAAAACCCCGTTATCAACCGACCTAAACTTAATACAATCACGTGCCAATGGTTTCCAAGCTTTTAACTACTGTTGTTGGATTAGCTGGACTTAGCGCTTATTATATTGCTCGCAAAGGTTTAAGTCGATTTTTGAGAAATCGCAGAAATAGGAGATATCGTGGTACTAGAGGTGAGGGCAAGGTTACTTTGCCGTTCAAGATTCCAATGACCAATATTGACTTCCTAGCTGAGAGTCTAGCGAAGCATGGTATTGGTTCATCGGATGATTTTGCGGCACTTTCTGTCCGATTGTACTCTGAGGCGCGGTCTGGTATTAAGATCGTCGATATCGGCTTGGGAGATGAGTTTGTGGAGACTCATCTGCCAGGTATAACAAACTATTTGAAGAGTGAGTTTGGCATTGACTTTATTGTCAACCGAGCTCTCTCTTGGGTCTCCTCACCTGACTTTGTGGAGGAAGTCAGAGCCCAAAATTATGTTGATTATGCTGGCCGCATGTTCCATCATGATCTCAGGAACCGAGCTCTTTTGCACGGAAGTAGCACTAGTGCTGCTTACGAGTTAAAGGCTTGGTTCTATGAGTGTCTTGGCTGGGACTTGCAGCTGCCTAAGAAGTGAGTGAGGGTGGTTGGAAGACAGGCGGTTTGTTCGCGTATTGGGTTAGTAGCTCCAAGCTCACTGAATCCGCGATTCAAACTTGTCTCTGTTTCTTCCAGCTACCCTTGCGAGGGTGAGAAAAGGTTTTCTGTTCATTTACCTTCTCCCACTCTGACTGGAAAGAATGATGTTTGGTTTGTGCACTCTGGCTGTGTGCACAACGTCCTGTCTGCTTTGTTTGGACGAGTAGGTCTCCAAGTTCCATTACCTACTGCCCCCGGAATCGAGTTAATGGTCAAGCGTGCGAGCGTCTTGAGTAGATCTCTGGGATATATTGATACCTGGTCCTTTGAAAAAGTTATTCATTCGTATACTGGGACTAAACGAAAACGCTATCAGCGTGCGTTTGAAGACCTTGGTCGTGGCAAGAAGGCCACACCAAAGGTTACTATGTTTGTCAAGCAAGAGAACATAGCGTTTAGTCCCTCAAAGGTAAATCCAGCATGTAGAGCCATCCAGTTTCGAGACTACAAATTTGCTCTGGAACTAGCCAGGTACATTAAACCTATAGAGAAGCGTATGTGTGGTTACATTGATGCACAGGGCTTCCCTAAAACTAGATTCATTGCAAAGGGCCTCAACTCTATAGCACGTGCAAAACTACATCTCCAGAAGGCTGTTGCCATTCCTGGTTGTTTTATGATAGAATTGGATGCGCATAGATTTGATGCTCATGTTAGTCGAGAGGCGTTGGGTGTTGAGTTTGGGTTCTATAAGTCCCTTATCACCTGCAAGAGATTCAAGAAATTACTCAAGCAGATGGTTAAGAATAAGGGTTATGCAAACACAGCTCAAGGTGTCGTTAAATACCTCATTGATGGAGGAAGGATGTCAGGGGACATGTCAACAGGTTTAGGGAATTGTATCCTAATGTCTCTCATGTTGTCATGCTTCGGGCTTGCCTTTTGTGGTAGATTTGATTTCCTTTGCGATGGAGATGATTCGATATTTTATTCGGACATTCTCATTTCTGAGGATCAAATTAAAACCTTCTTTCTACAATTTGGCTTCGATATGAAAGTCGATAACGTCACGCAAAACGTGCATCAGGTTGGATTTTGTCAGTGTAAGGTTGTGTTGTTGGACGATGGTCCAAGGTTTATACGTGACCCACTTCGTTCTATGTCCCGATCCTTGGTTAACCCCAAGTTCGCAGACATTAAATTGAGACCGAAGTTGGTCAAGACCATAGCAATGGGAGAGCTGTGTCTGAACAGGGGTTGCCCTATCTTAGACAGTTATTTCAGAATGCTTATTAGGTCTGCGGACGCTGTTATGTCAGTAAGGGGTGTTAAAGATGGTGGAATCCTCAAGGACTACCTGTACGAGTACAGGTGGCTTAATGAGAATATCCAATTCAATCTCAAGATCATCCCCATAACAGCGAATGCACGATCTACCTTTTACACAGCTTTCAATTACACGCCTTCAAGTCAGGTGCGGCTTGAAGAGTATTTTGACAGAATTCAGATAGACATTTTAGCAGACTTTTTGCAAGGGGACCCCTTGGACGTCAGTAGTTGGATTTACGACTGGCGTCTGTCTGAGAAAATGTAAGCAATTGGGTGTCTACATTAAGGCCCAAATCTTCTTTTGAAGAGCTAAACAAAATGCCGAGAGACTGCACGGAGCCCGGTTACGTTGTAGACATGCACAGTCCCGCCCATGAGTGCGGTATCCAATACTACTCATGAAGAATGTTAAACAAAAACGCAAATCCGCTAATAACGGTAAAACCAAACCTAAACCAACTCGTCCCGTTGGTAAGCTCCCAGATTGGGCCAAGTCGGTCTTTGACCCCTTTAATGGACAGGGATCACATGTCCCCGATCAGCTTACCTCAATTTCTGGAAAGGTTACAACAAGATTGGAAACTATTATCACTCCCCAAGCCTACTCTGGAAGCGGTAATACCCACTCTACGTTATATCTTTTCCCTACTTTTCCCTACTCCGCGATCCAAACTGCTAGTGAAATCACTCCTGGTTCTGGTACTTTCAGTGATCTCAACTCTACTGGTACGGCTTTTGGTGGCTCATTTGGGTGGCCAGCCTTCAACAGTTTATTCGGAGGTTCCTCTGCGAGTGCCGCAAGGATCAGATGTGTTTCCCTAGGTGTGCGCGTTTCCTACGAGGGCACTGAACTTAATAGGTCTGGCCGATATACCTTTGGTAATATGTTGGTAAGTGACAATGCTCAGTCCGTCGCTGGTACAGGCACACGTTTGTCTATGATGTCCACTTTGGTTGGAGGTGTCTCAGTCTCGAGTAACGTGATTCTTGGTTCAATGGTTAACAAGACAGTTGCCCGTGTTAATGATGGAGAATTTGAAGGACACTGGATCCCCAATGGTTGCCCAAACTATCAATTAATTGATGGTCAGGTTTCCGGGTCCGGTGTAATGTTAGCTTCATCAACTTCAGCAGGAGCCGGACTAGCCCAATCAATGTGGAACGCTCCCGTTGGTGCAGGAGGACAAGAGTCAGGTCAAACTGTTCCTGCCCTCTTCATCGAAGGTGATACTACTACTGCAGCTTCAGGGATTGGTAATAGTTATAGGTTGGAGTTGATTGCCAATTGGGAGGCCATTCCTGACTACCCAATCAGCGTCATCTATCCTCTAACTGCGTCCCCTTATGATGTTGTACAGTTGCAAGATTCGTTAAATATGATGCAAATCTCTCCACCCGCAGTCTGTCGTCAAAGCACTACATCAGGTATGGTTGAAGGTTCCAGTGTTACAGGAACGATTCTCCCTAGTCTGAATGAGATTCTTGACCCTCTTTCTGCTGCTGCTAAGGAGGGATTGCGCCTCTATTTACGTTATCAAGCGTCAAAAATGTCATCAGCACGAAACCCAATTGGTCGCAGAATTGAATTGTAAATAGGTTTGGTTTTGAAGGATGGACTGGAAAACCCGACAATCGGATCCTAGAGTCTTAGAACCCAGGCGCCTAGCCCGCGCAATGCCGTCATTGGCTTCTTCTGGGGGTGCTATAGCATGCATTACTGCGTAGAAGGCGTCCTTAAAATCCTGCACCACATGGTAGGCAGCTGATCCCTCTTCTCTAGGGACTGCTGTAAGGGGCCGAGCAAAAACAAGTGCACCACGTTTGGTAAGCGTGTATTGTGTAACCATATCACTTAACTACCAGCCGTTCTAGTCCGGTAAGTGTCTAGACCTGTTCATGGTAAAGGCGAGAAAATCCGAAAGGTACCCCTCGTCCTACTGAAAAACTCAAT